GTACGCCGCACTATGCCCCTGCCCTTGTGTCGCAAAACGGTCAAAAATGTACTCCAAGTCAGACGACCAGGCACTCCCCCAAGGACTCCCCCAAGGTGTGAACGTGCCAGGAGATGTCGTCACGCCCGTAACGGTAACTGCTCTCTGAAAATCAGTATCAATCCCCACGTTTAGGCTGATACCACGCTTTGTTCTTACAATCGGCCTTATATCGGCAAAAACTTTGTAATTCGCTCGACTACCAAAAAAACTAAATGCGCTTCTTCCGCTGTATTTTATAGACTCACTGTTTGTGGCTGTAACAGCGTCTAATTGACCAGTCTCTCCCTGCCACACTATTCCATTGCTACTTGCATAAAAAGGCAATCTGTCAAATATAGTCATTGAGACGCCATGTGTATTGTCGTGCAATCTAAACTCAGTCCAACCGCCAGTGTCTAAACTGTAAACTAAATAACTAACCGTTGTTGTGCTAGTAGGCACAGAAACATAAACTCTTCTGCCAGCAGGCCAAAATACGCCAGTCCATTCGTGGTCAAAAGGTAATAGTTTGCTGTAATCGCTGATAAAAGGATTTACCCTACCGCTAATACTTTGCGCCGCTTGTTCAGGACTCATTTGGAATAGTGCTGAGATAGGAACAATACCTTGCTGCGTAAGAATCCAAGTATCACTGTTTATAGGAATAAAAGCTCGATAACCTAAAGGTTTTCCAATGTAGTATCGAGCAACAAGTGTCCACGCAGAATCACTGGGACTAGTGCCACTGTAAAAAACAATCTCACCCTCACTGCTTAATGCAAAGAATAGATCCTGTGAGGTGTTAGCTGTTTGATTAGTATATGCACCACACGCCACCAAAAAGCCGCCTTGAGTAAACACATATTGAAAATCAAAGCTATTAGTGGATGATGTCCCTGAAACTCCTGTAGCTTCAGTATTGCCGTAATGCACAATAGCGGTATCCTTTTGCACCATATATAAATGTCTACGGTATATAGATACGTTTATAATGTCGTGTCCTGTTACCCCTCCACCAAAAGTAAAACTAGTGTCTGTTGCTGTTCCGCTACCAGTGTAAACACTTAGATGGTCAACACCATTTGCAAGATAAATGTTATTAGCAAAGATCGTAGATTGAAACTCGCTATCAGTATGCGGCGTTACATTAGTAATATCTGTAGCGACACCTGTAGTACTTATGCTGTAAAGGTTTGTGTCATTTGCAACAATAAGCTGAGTAGTACCATTTTTAAGGTTAAGAGGTGCAGAAAATAGCAAGGGAGATGCTATGCCAACATCGCAGAACTCTTTATAGCCAAGACGTACTGTAGGTGCGCCAGCTCCAGGGAATACGTTTACCAATTCCAAGGCATAGCTTGGATCCATATTATCAATAGGACTTACTAAATCTAAGCCCTTGTATGGAGGTGGCATTGTAAAGCCCTGAAGCGGCATATTTTACCCCATTCGTTGTTTAGGTAGTAATTGATTGAAGTAATGTCCTCCCTGAATCAATGCCTGTCTTTCCCTGATCTGTTGTGGCGTTGCATACCAAGGTAGCGGTCTATACATTCCTTGTGGTGTAAAGGTTCCTGTTTTTAATTGACCAGGCATTGCGTTCACATATGCAGGGGTTGGTGTCCGCATCGGCTCTTGCGGCATTGGTGCGCCAAATGCGCCTGCAAGACTACCTGCTGATAATCCAAAAGATCCTGGATTCTGCTCTAAAGCTCGATTATATTCAAAACCTGAATTAAATTGCGGTCTTGGGTTTCTCAATCTTTCTTGCCACAATCGTTCTTTTTCTTCTGGGCTTATAGGGCTATTATCATATCCCGCCATAGTAGATATTATTTGACCATCTGGACCAATACTTACACTATTATAGTCTCTTGGATTATATCCTCTTTCATATAGTTCTTGATCGGTTAGCTGCCGATAATCACCAAAAGGGTTTTCTCCTTGCGAGCCAGGCTTATTAGCAAAATCTGCCATTTGACCGCCAAGTTGTCCTGCTAAATCAGTAGGAAGCTGTCCTACGGCATTGCCCACATTTGCGGCCTGTTGTTGCGCTCGCCAGTCTTCTACCCTACGATCCTGTCTAGCTTGCTTACGCTCTAAGAACTGCTGCCTACGCTGTTGCCTAGCTGTCATTTCATCGCTCTCTTCGCTAACTGGCATAGCAGAAACACGACCGCCACCCTTATATTCTCGTCCTCGACGCTCAAGGTATTGCTTGCGGAGTTCTTGCCTTGCACTTCTTTCTTTAAGACCCCCTCCAGTTGGAGGACGAGACATCATTCCCTTTGCCATTATAGCTCCTGATTCTTAGTTTTACTTAAATTATAATGTTTTCTCAAAGCGGTGCTAATGTCTCTTGCTTTTTTAATTTGCCCTTTATCATTCATATACATACCGGCCGATACTCTTGCTACTTCGCCTTTTGCTGGCTTTTCTATTGTTGCAGGATCAACATCAGGCAAATCAACATTAAACAATCTTTCTGCTCCTGCCATATTTTGAGCATATTGATCATCCGTAATTTTACCGTCACTCTTAAAACTATTCATAACTGTTTGATAAGTGTCAAAGTTTAACCCTTGCTCTTGAGCAAAATGTTTTACGTTATCAATAGCGATTTGCGAGTCGTCACCAGCATTGCTTACAGCAGCCCTAGCCAACCATCCTACTATATCAGCTCGTTTTTGCCCTTTGAGTCCGTAAGCACTAATCATTGGGTCTAGCAAACCTACAGCAGCGTTCCATGCTTCAGGTTGTGCAGCGGCTATTTTATCAAGCTCCTTCCATTTTAATTGCTTGCCGTCTAAGCCAAAATCAAACGTGCTTCCATCGGCTAAAGTACCTTGCCAATTTTCATCGAGCGCACCCTGTTCAATCATTTTTTCACGAACTTGATCTCTTAAAAATTGTGCGCCACTTTTTTTACTGCCAATTTGTTTGAACATTGCCGTTGACAAACCAGCAGGGCCGTACCATTGCTTATTAAAGTTGTCTAACTTCCGCATTGTTCCACCCCATTGATCACGAGCGAAACCTTCTAATAAAGCAGAAGCTCCTAAAGTGAAATAAGCAGCAACAGCTCTTGGCCCTGCCATAGCACTTTCATAGGCTTGATCGTCTGGAGACAGGTCGCCACCAAGAATCGCTTTGCCAGAACCATATAAAGAAGCTGCCGCTGCAAGCCACGGAGCATATTTCGCCGCAGCTTCATAACCAGAGGCATTTGCTAAGTTTACTCCTCCTTGAGCAGCGGTAATTCCTGCTCCTATTTTATCCCCTTCTTTGTATTGTTTGTATGAAGAATAAAGCTGTGCTAAACCGATAGCCCCTTTTGCATACGACCCCCAATCTACGCTGTTCCAAAAACTCTCATCCTGTAACGCCTCAGTCGGAACTTGTTGAGTGCCAGCAGGAGTATCTACTGTAGCAATAGATCCTTTAACCTCTAACACTCTAGGGGTGGCAACAGTAGCACCGCTAGTACCCCCACCTAAATCTATCGCTCCAGCTCCGCTACCATCAATACTTGTTGTTGGAGGGGGAACAGGTCGTGTCATTCCAACGGAGCCGCCACCGATGTCAGTTGGTGTAGATCCATATCCCAACGCTTCTTTTATGTTTGGAAAACCCTTAAAGGCTTCTCGGCCTAAAGCAATGCCACCTAAACTTCCTCCTATTTGTGCAAGATCCGATTGGTTCTTTGCCCTTTCTTGTTCTCTAGCTAACTGTTCTCTAGTTTTAGGTTGGCCAAAGCGTTGTGCTACAAGATTGGCAGCCTCTTGATAAGGCATACCGTTTGAAACATACCAGTAAAACGTACCTTGAGGATCGTTAGCTACAAAAGCAGGTGGTTGAAATCCGTTCATTATATATATGTCCCAAAAGAAGCTACGCCATTTCTTGCATAAATCTGATTACGTCTCATAGTGCCAGCAAATTGAATCTTTGCAGGCATATCTCGTGACCATTCCTCATGCAGTTGAAGTTGATATTTGGGGCGAACACTATCAAGCCCATGTATTTCAGCGAACCTTTCTAAAACTCCCTGTTCTAATACTTTTTCATTGAAAATGCTTGTATCTGTGTCTGCTAAAAACTTGTCATAGGCTCCGCTATAATACGTCCATGTCACACTGCCATCAGAAACTGATCCGCTAGTGTGGGTTGGAGGTGTGCCGCCAGTAGTACCGCCAGCAGTAGTTTGATAATAATTGCCGTTGTAAAAACAATAACTATTAGGCGCAAATGCAGTAGACGTAACCCACGTTTTAGGCTTTACGCTTCTGTCGGCGATATACTCAAAAATAATTACACTCCCATCCTCAGAGGCTCCAGGAGTAGGGTAAATTAAGAGTTGATCGTTGCTTATGCCTCTAATCTGAAACTGTTGATAAATAGTAGGATTCAAGCCAAACCCTCTTATATCAGCATATTCTTGTGCAGTCATCGGGCCTAATACTCGCCAACGATTGCTCTGGTTCCAGAAGGTGTCGTACTGGTAATATGAAAAAGCGGCAGGTAAAGCATACTGCGCCTGACCTGCCACTAAAGTAATTGACCCCGACGCATAACATTTCGTCCAGGGGTATTGCTCAAACATTTCCCGGCTAATTCTTTGAGTTATAGCAAGAAGCTGTTTTGTAGTCGTATCAGTAGCCCCAATGACACTACTGCTGACAGTATACCCTGCTTCGTCTGCTACATTTTGAATTACCGTTGATAAACTCATTGCTTTTTCGGTCTACCTCGTTTTTTTACAGGCTCCTCTACCACCGGAGCTTCCATTTCTTCTGCTATTTGCTTTCGTACTGGCCTTAAATCGGTTCCCTCATTAGCTTCAATTCTTTGCAACAATAACTCCATTTTTTCTTCGAGCTTTAGCCGCTTCGCTGTTTCAGCCTCTAGTTGCTGTTTTATTTTTACTACCTCATTCTGATCTGAGCCAGCAGCATCTAGCCAGTCTTTTGCAGCAGTAACTAGCTTAGACAAAGGGCCAATGCGACGTTTAACGTCATCAGTTGCAGCAGCTAATTGCTCTACAGTCTTAAAGCCAAGATAGTTAAGCTCTCTTAGCGCAGAACCACTCATCATAGCCCACTCTGCTAGTGGAGTTCCCTCTGTTACAGGTTCACTGCCAGCTTTGAATCGTTCATATAGCTCTGGGTATTCTAAAATGTCTCGCTGTTCGATACGTCTTACAGTCTCATCTCCTCCAGGCCACTGAATACTTATGCTTGGTATTTCATCAAAAATTGGCCGTCCTTCCGCCAATGACTTTTCTCGGTTTTCATTGTAAGCATAAAAAAACTTAATATTAGCCCCACTATACCGCTTCTTGGGTTGGCTATTACCATTCATTACACTTGCCCAATCTACTTGTGCCATAAACAAATCCTTTGGTTTATAGGTTTATATTCTGTTTATAACCTACTTTACCCCTCATTTTGCGACAACCCTTTTATATAGGGATGTTTACTGGCAATAACGCCTGTGCTGCACTCCAATCAATTACCTCGACTTCATTAAATCGTGACTGATCCAAATATGAAAAAGTACCGCCGAACATGCCATCCGGCCCTACCTCACTCAAGAGATCTCCGTGTAAAACATAACGCCCATCTGTCGTTGCGACAGGCGTTGCATAGTTTACTGGGGGATGCTCTTGCTGTATTTCATCAAGCCGCATCTTTAGATCAATGGCAAAGACTAAGCCGTATGTTTTCCCTTGTGCATACGAAAGCGGCAAATCTGGGATTAAATCTTCTAGGGTCATGGTAATGCCGCTCCTATTTCACTAAATAATGTTGAAACTCTACTATCAAGAGTTGGTAAATCTAAACTTGATCCAAATGAATAATATGCAATTTTACCGTTTGATGGTAACTCGACTCCGACTCCGTAATGATTTTGCGCCATCACATACATGCTAGTCGATGGTGGCGGAGTGCTACTTGTTGCTGTTTTTGTATAATCAGTGCTATTAAAACGTAGCGCAAAGTTAGACGAGTTAGATCTACTGATACCGCTGAAACCGACATAAGAACCTCGGTTTTCGTAAGAAAGATTGAAATCTTTTGCTCTCATCACAAACGTGGAATTATAAGCGTAGGCGAGCTGAAATGCGTTATTGTAAGTGCCATAGAGATCTTGATAGCCTATTACTGCGCAAAAATTAGCCCCATCTTGGTGCAATACCGGCTCATAGACAGCTAAGTGAGAGTCATTAGTAGCATCATCAGTGGCAAGGTGATTGCTGTCTAAATACTTGGTACTTCCATCGCCTTGCAACCCCTGTGTTCTGCTGTAATCACCGCTGACAAAATTGTTATTGGTAGGCGTTGGCATGGATGAAACTAGCGGAGTCAAAGCACCTGCAATAGTGCGAGCGCCCATAATCAAACAACACGCTGTCAGGTCGCTAAAGATGCCGTCGTCTTTTAAGCCGACAAAGAAATTATTGTACGCTTCTTTTACGTCCGTTTCTAACGCTTGACCGTCGGCGCTTTCTACTGCGTCAATATATGCTTGAGCATCGGAGTCATAGGAAGGTCCGCTAAGATTGCCAACCGCCGAACTTACAACTCCTAACCCTTTTACGCCGATGAACATACTAAAATCTTATAAATAAATCTTTTTACGTTATGGCAAAGCCGCTCCTATTTCACTAACTAAGGTCGAAACTCGACTATCAAGATCTGCAAGTGTTATTGCCGCCCCGAAAGAATAAAAAGTTAGTCGCCCATTAGATATAATATATGCGCCTGTGCCGGGTAGATGGTTTGCAAACACATACATATTTTCGCTAGGCGGAGCGCTACTAGTTGCTATGATGCTACCTGTGCCGCTTGGATAACGATAATCAAAGCTAGTTGAGTTATTTCTTACAATGCCTGAATATCCGGTCACTGTGCCTCGTGTCAGTTGTGTTGAATTGTTATCCTTTGCTCGCTGTATAAAAAGGCTGTTATAGCGGTAAACAATCTGAGCGGCGTTTCCCGCGCCAGGAAAATCTGTGTACCCGATTATGCCAGCGACACTAGCTCCTCCACTAGCGTTATGCAGCTCTGTTTCGTAAACTGACAGGTGAAAATCATTCTGACCGTCTACATTTGCAGCTAAATTACTATCTAAATACTTGGTGCTTGCATCCCCTTTTAAGCCAGTAGTCCTGCTATAATCACCGCTGACAAAATTGTTATTGGTCGGCGTAGGCATCGAAGGAACTAGCGGTGTAAGTGCGCCAGCTATAGTTCGAGCGCCAAGCAATAAACAGCACGCGGATAAATCAGCCAGTAAGCCGTCGTCCTTTAAGCCGACAAAGAAATTATTGTACGCTTCTTTTACATCGGTCTCTAACGCTTCACCATCTGCTGACTCAACTGCATCAATATAGGCTTGAGCGTCAGAATCGTAGCCGGGGCCGCTAATGTTGCCGACCGCTGAACCTACAACACTTAGACCCTTTACGCCGATGAACATACTAGTACATTGCTACAATAAGCGTTGCTGTTGTGCTGGTTGAGTAAACTTTGCTTGCAAAGATTGGCAAGAGCGTTCCAGCCGGAACAGTTATTTGTACTGGAGATGTATCGCCCTGAGCCAATACATTGATAACGCCTGCGCCGCCAACAAATAAAGCTCTTACAGCTCCAAGGTCTGTAGAATCGCTTGGTGTGACTGTTGCTAGTTTTGACGCTGAGAATAAAGCGCCAGGGTTAGAAGGTGTAAAATCGCTTGCCATTATTGCCTCAAAAATAATTGGGAGGGGATTACTCCCCTCCCTAAGTAGGTTAGTTTACTGACATGTAGCCAGTGGTTTTAACCTCAACAGTGCCAGCACCAGTAAGAGTTGTGAGTCCTACAACATTCTTAATAAGAGTTGTAGTAGCATCATCAACAACACCTGCTGTGGCAGTTGTGTTAAGGTTTGCATCAGCAGCGTATGAAGCAGCGGCCTTAACCTTAATTCCGCTTCCTACTCCACCACCACCAACACCACCGACGAATACCCAAAGGTACTCATCGTTAGCAGCAGCTACCTGAGCGATACCTACTTGCAAGCTATTAGAACCTGCATTAGTTGTTGTAGCCATGGCAGCTTGTCCATCATCGCTGATAACTACAGCAGCGTACTGGTCAATAGCACCGTCAGCTTGAACAAACATCCAAGTACCGTCTGGTGTTTTTCCAACCGATCCTACTCCTACTGGAAGAGGAAGATCCGTTGTTGTGTATGTTTTTCCTGGATTAACTCCAAATCCTTGACTTGACATATTTCACTTCTCCTTATGGTGCAATTACAGCTTGTAAAGCAGGAGCCGCACAACACAAGTTACCTTCTACGATAATTACCGTGAAGAAAGCATCTTGGTCGATAGGACGATCCATCTGTGGTTGTAGAGGCTTGAAGTCAGCTCCTCGAATCATGTCAAATGTCCAATACTTAGAATTAAGTAGTCGAACAGAATTAGACTCAAGGACAGCAGATCCATAACCACCATCAAACACGAAATCCACACCATCATAAGAAAGGGCACGAAAACCTCCGATAGCTTTCTTTGTTGGAGCTTGAATACGCTGAATAGCTGTAAGGGAGCTGTGTAGAAACTTCCAAGCAGTTCTATCACAAAGCCCTAGATCAACTTGCTCATCACCTCGAACGATTTGCGAAATAGTATCTGTAATTGTTTCTTGAACATTATTTGCGTCAAGAGTAGCACCTACAGCAAGGTTTCTTGCAAATACGTTTGTTGAACGATCTATTGTTCCGTATGTTCCTGAAGATGGAGATGTAGAAATTGCTTTCTTAATACCATCAAACTCAAGTCCACCAGATCCAGTTCCATCACCTCGGAGTGAAGTTCCAACAGTATTCTTCAATCGAGAAATAGCTGCTTTCATCTTCATCTCAGCAAGGTCAAGAAGCTGTGCATCATCACGGTTAGCTCGCTTTTCACGACCGCTGATAGCTACTGGCTCATATACTTGCTTAATAGCAAATCGAAATGCAGTAGCATCGTCGATTGCTGAGAGGTCAAACGAGTCATACCCTTGGTAAAATCCACCTACGGCAGCATCGTTATACATGATAGGTTTCCGAAGCTCATAGCCTCCAGAAACTTTGCGAACAAGACCTTGATCGTCCAGTGTTGCCAATAGCGGATTGTGGTGAAGAACCTCATCAGCTATGGAATCAGACTGGTCAAACAGGGTCGCAACAATTGCTTCTTCTAAGTTTGCCATTTGTTATCCCTAATTATGGGATAACCTACTGTTACTCTCCGACCATTCGACGGCGTAGATTATCCCGAATATCTTTACTTGCTATTCTGGGAGTTCCACTACCTGCGGAGCCAGTGACTGATTTACTTGCAGCTTTGGCCTTTTGAACCTTTGCCGCTTCTTTTTCCATTGCCGACTGAGCAGCCATACGACTATTTAGGCTGGAGAAAGTCGGATTGCCATTAACCACATAGTTATAGGCGGTTTCAAGGATCTCCTCTGCGGAGCTGTACCTACCTGTACTTGTAAGAGCCTGGACTACAGGGGCCATCTCTGCTTCGAGTTGGGCTGCCGTTTCAGGGTCTTTGAATAATGGTTTGGCTGCTGTAAATGAGTTTACAACCTGTTGGTTATAGTATTCAAGTGCCTTTTTTTGTTGGTTTTCTTGTGCAGACTGAAAACGCTCCTCTGCAATCTTTTCGGCTTCTTCTCGTGTAAGATATTGTGATTGTTGTGTTTGTTGTGGTTGTTGCCCTTGCTGTTCGTACTGCATTTGGCCTTCTAGCAGGTCATCCACAGTTAAGCCGTAGCTTTCTAGCCACTCTCTAGCGGCGGATACAGGATTATTTTGCATAGCTTTATCCCATGCAATTGACCTTTTTGTTATGTCTGCAATAGAGATTCCGTCTTTAGCGTAATCATTTTCATACTGCTGAACAGACTCATAAAGAGAGCCTAGCTGCGATTTAAGCTGATTAACCTCTTGCATCTTTTTATCGTATTGCGTTCGAGTTTCATAAGCTCTACGATTCAAATAGTTTTGAATAACGTGTGTATTTTCGGCTGAAGGAGACAAAAATGCTTCTTTTTCAAGAGCATTCATATCTGCTGGAGGGGCAAAAACATGTTTAGGCGCAACTTCCTCTGTTGTATCGTCGGCTTCCTCAGTGGAGCTGTCGTCGGATTCGTCACTCTCTACACTATCTGCGTCTGCGGTGCTATCCTCTGTGAATTCCTCAGATAGTTCTTGTTGCAGGCGATCCCTAATGCTCATAGGAGCTTCATTTCTCTCTGCTACGATCTCTGTACTTTCCGTGTCATTAACCATTTCTATACCTATCTATCATTTGTTGTTTCAATTGTCGGACAAGTTTACGTTCGGTAGCACCTGACTCCCTGTCTGGCACATAGCCCTTTTCGTAAGCATCTCCTACTTCTACGGCTCCAGCCGCCCTGTAAGCAGCTCTTAATTTTGCTTTGCTTGTGTAAACTTCTTTTGGATTGAGAGGATTGCGAGTAGGCTCCATTTCGTCTTGTATAAACAAGTCTCTGGCATACCTTTCTCTTACAACATCTTCGACCGGAACAACTTTATTTTGTGTGTGACAAAACTGATACAATTTATATTTCATCTACATCCGTAACGATTTTTGGCGCAGCAGCCGCAATAGTCTTGGTTTGATCGGTAATGCTTTGCATAGCTAGCTTTATTCGATCTAACTCTTGCTCCGACGACAACCTGCGTTCTTCCATTAACTTTTCGGTTTCAGAAAGTTTTATTCGCATCTGCTCTAATTGCAATTTTTGTATTTCAAGAATCTGATTCATCTGTGCAGTTTCTTGTTGAATTGCTTGTTTGCTAGATTCGTTAGTGCTTTCTGCTTGCACCTCTAGCATATCTACTTGTACTTTGCTTTGTTTAACTTGTACTTCTTGTTGTTTTATAGCTATTTCTTGTTGAGCTATATATTCTTCTAATTGATAACGCTGCACAGCTAAGTTTGCATCGAGTTGATCTCGTTGCATTTTTACTTGCTGTTCTTGCATTGCAATTTGATTCTTAACTGCCTTATCTTGCATCTCCATTTGAGCCGATGCCATTCGGGCCTCTGCTTCTATTTGTGCTATTTGCAGCCGCCCTTGCACCTCTTGCATGACTGGATCTGGCGGCGGCGGTTGCATTGCCGCTTCTTCTTTAGCCTTAATAATCTCACCCAACGCCTCAAACCCCTGAGCAAACACCGCATCTAGTTCCTTGCCTCCCTTAAATCGCTTAATCATGTTTTGAAACAAACTCATGCTAAATTGCATAAGAGGTGGGTACTGCTCAACAAGACCTCTCATTTGGTCAAAAAAAGCACCTGTAGTTTGTATAAGCTGCATACCCTCTTGCTGCTGCTGGCTTTCATTTACAGCAACCATAGAGTCAGTGCTTACCTGAATCCGGTAAGACCGCTCTTTGTTGTCTCGTAGTATAGCAATGATAGCTTGCGCCATTTGCTGCACCTGTTCTTCAGGAGAAGGCATTGGCATTGGAGCTGGAGCAGGCGGCTGCATTTCTTGAGGTGGCATACCCTCTTCTTGCGGCATTGGTTCTGGAGCTGGAGCAGGTTCTTTTATTAGTGGCCCTACCACTTCTGCAACATTACCAATATCCAAGATTGTTTCTTCGTCAAATTGCTCTGCAATAATAGCCGATAAATTGCTAACTGCATCGGACACAAACTTAGCAAACATGTTTTGCCTAACAATAAGCCCCATGCTTGACCAAGCATTTTCAAGCCGATTAGCGGTTGCAGACTTGTATTGCTCGCTTGTACCTCTTAGCAAATCAGATACTTTTAGAGTTTCGTAAAGCTGCCCTAGTGCTGTTTGTCTAGCTGTTTGTAGTACCTGTAAGGCTTCGATATACGGCGCAATGTTAAACCCTTCTACACCATTGGCTAAACCACCACGCTGTTTGTAGCTTGGCCAGTTAGTGACAGGGATGAGTTTAAGGTCGCCGGAAAGAAGCTGCTCTATTTGATCGCCTAATGTAGAATCATAGACACTGTTAGTACGAATAGCTTGTGTTACGGCATGAATACGAGTTGTAAGTCTTTCGACCTCTAAAACTTGATCTCTAACATGAGCATAATCAGACACAGGAATAACACTATCGGGGTCATCAGATTGTGTAATAACTGAACAAGGATAAAACTTTTCGTACTTAATTGGTGGTGAA